TTCACATAATGGCATGGAGACTGTTGTTGACTTCAAACAAAGTAACCGTCCGAAGAGGGAAGAATGGATTGAAGATTATTACATGCAAATTGCAGCATACGCCATGGCCCACGACTATGTCTACGGAAGTAAAATTAAACAAGGAGTTATCATGGTATGCACGCCTGATTTATATTACCAAGAGTTTAAAGTTGAAGGATTGCAATTAAGAAAATGGAAACACGAATTTCTTAAAAGATTAGGCATGTATCATGAATTGCAAAATGATGAAAAAGAACGTACAACACCTATGAAACCAGAGGACTTTACTAAATGAATAGAAATACATGGGTAATCTTTACTTTAAGATGCAAAATACATGACTGTAGAGATAGAGGAAGATTTTTAAGAGCAAAATGGTATCGTAGTATTTTAAAAAGATACGTTGCATTAATGCATTATTTAAATGTTTAAGGAGTGGTAATAATGCAACATGTGATAAAAATACAACAATTGTGTTTAAATAAAGGCAAGATTAAGGCACAAATTGTCGACACCGGGGGTGTCGCAAGGGTGTCGAAGGGGTGTCGCAAACCGGGTTTAGGTGTCGACATTTCATGGTTGTTTAGAACAATTCTAAGTTATCTGCGTCATAAGTGTACAAAATTAGGCCAATTGTCGACACCTTCGACACCCTGCCGACACCCTGCCGACACCCCCCCTGTCGACAAATTATGGTTAAATAACCTTTGGTATAAACTACTTATAAGAGATAGGTATCACTTATTTACTAATGCCGACACCCTTTTAGATTTTAGCGCAAATGTAATAAAAAAAAATATAAATACCTTGTTAGGTGTCGACAATCGAATTAAGGCAAAAATATGATTGGCACTGTATTTAGTATGATGACAGAAACAGACTTTTGGGATATGTTCAATAAGAAACACAACTCAAAATATTATGCCCAAACGAAAAAACAAATCACGGAATCTAAATACGTACTCAAAACCAAAATTAATAAAAGAACAGGTGAAGTTTCCGTACTCAAGATACAAGATTGATTGGTGTGATATAATTACGGAAGGTGGTTGGGGTTCAGAGAAAGAATTTAAGAATATGAAATTAGCAACACCTGTAAGTGAAGGTTATTTATTTAGTAAAGATAAACACACTGTAAAAATATTTGCAGGTTATGATATTGACGATGATGGGACTATTACTTTTAGTGAACGTTCTGTTTTCCCGACTTCTTGCGTTTTGAAGATGACGAAACTTCATTAACTTCTTCTGGTAATGCATCAACAACTTTCGCATTTAAAATCGGCGCGTAATCTTCTAGTATTTGCTTCATTTTTAATTCTAATTCTGCCTCTGATAGTTCTTCTAGCTTACCTGTTTTTATTATTTTCCGGTCTATGTATAATCCTGCAGCCATCCCTCTATTCTTTTCAGCGTTGGTCGCAGCAGAGAAAGCACCCTTATTCAAAGCGGCCTCTCTAATTTTACCAAGTTCAGCTACATGTTTGTCATAAGTGACAGCGTACTTTTTAAGTTTTTCTTCTCGTAATGATCCTATGTACTGTACTACTAATGGAGATAATCTAGGATTTTGTAATTCTGATGCTTCAATTCTAGCCCGGTCTTCATTGTACCCAGCAGCTACGGCAGCTTCTGTGCCTGTAGTTCTACCTTCATTAAATACTAAATGTTCTGCAAATTTTCTTTGCATTTCTGTTAATCTTTTTGGAACTCCCATATTGACTTTTTAAGGTAACATGTCTATATTGTCAATATGAAAGATGAAGACAAAACATTTGAAAACGAGACAGTAATAGATTTTAAACGAGCAAAAGATGATCGAGGACATAATGATCTTGAACGTATTATTGAAAAATTACGTATGAGTGTAAGAGATCTTATGATGATTAATGATAAACATAGATCAATGATTGGTAAAGAAATTGAAAAGAATATTAATTTAGAAAAAGAAATAAAAGAATTAAAACAAGAACGATCAGATTATTATAATGTTAGTTAAAGATTTACAGCAAATATTAGGTCAGTTCACAGACAAATTTGCAAAAGGACAAGGCCAAGTTACTGGTAAAGGTAATGCCATTGGATTTGCTAGAGTCTATATTGACATGCAAAATGGTAGACTTGAAGAAGTTGTAAGAATAGAAGCACAAGAAAATAACATCATAGCAGCTAAAGAAGGTGTAAGATTAGTTCTTAAAACTGCCACGCAAAAACCAAAACTAATTTTATAGAAAGGAGTATTATGGAAATAACTGAAGAACAAAGAAAACAATTGTTGCAGTATTTATGGGGAAAACCCTATGGAGAAGTTGCACAACTTATAACTATGTTAGCGTCATTAAAGCCAAAAATGACTGACAGTGTTACCTCAAAAAAGTAAGTGGGACCAGAGGCTAAACTCTATCAAAAATTACGTAAATCTTGGAGTGATTTTTCTCTTACAAGGCTGGAAAACCTTAGCTCTCTTGGCACTCCTGATCTATTGGTCAGTAATAATAATGGCCACTTTTTCACTATTGAATTAAAGGTAACAAAGGGTAACAAACTTAAATTTAGTCCACACCAATTAGCGTTTCATATTAAGCATCCGCACAATACTTTTATCATAGCAGAGGCCCTCGGTCCGAGATGCTCTAATCGTTTTCAAATGTTCCGTGGTTCAAGAATCATGGAGCTTGAAGCTTGTGGCTTGGAGCTTGAAGCTTGTAGCTCAGGGCTTGAAGCTTGTCGCTTGTACCTCAGTAAGCTTGGGGCTTGAAGCTTGGAGCTTGAGGCTTGCAGCTTGCCTTCGAAATATTGGAGCTTGAGGCTTGCGGTTTGTAATTGGTTTCGGGGCCCTTGGATCATGACGCACGCACCAGCCGGTGCCGTTCTTAAAAAAATACATTAGTGCTCTCCGTAACAAACATTAGAAACAGTTTTATCCCAACACGCTCTACAGTCAACGCATTTATTGCCCTGCGTTGGTGCTGGACATGTTCGCATCCCTGGCTTAGTTGTAACTGTTGAAGTGTGTAACCAGCTGCCTCCTGCTTCTTGATCAATCATCGGAACGGAAAATCTAACAACTAAATTATCAGGGCAGCCGTCAAGGTGGTCCTGAGTCCAGGCTTCTCTAGTTGGCATCCAGTGCTTAACTGAAGGCGTGAGCTTGCATACTTCATATATTTTGTTTAAGTGGTCCAGGTTCTGTACATCGCCTGAGTCGTGCCAGCGGAAGTACTTCACCGTCTTAGAATTTATTTGAGCTGCCATTGCTTCAACCCATAACGGATGGGTCAGGGACCTGAAGCGCTTATACTGTGCATCTTTTACATTTTGGAATCTATACCTGCCACGCTCGAAGGCGTAACAGTTAGAGCATACACTGCCAGCTACGTCTCGTAACTTTGTTCCTGTCTTGCACTCATGAGCTGGTGTTGAATATGCAAATCCGGGCATCTTGCCTGGCTTTGATAGTGTGTGAGTTATTTTTACCGCTTCTTTTACTAACATATTTCTTTCTCCTTTAGTTTATAGGATACAATATCCTTATAATGTTGTCTTGTCAAGCTTGCGGCTTGAAGCTTGCAGCTTGCAGCTTGATCCTTGTAACATGGTCCTTGATCCACCAGCCACTGCCAATGGTTCAGGAGGGCCCGGATACTCTCCGAGCCCTGGCGTCTACTCATCCTTTTGCCTGCCTTTCATGAGCAGCAGCATCTTCCATATATTTTCTAGATCTCTCTTGGTCAGCCTTAACCAGCTGCAGGATCTCTTCCATTACATCAGCTATTCTTTTTAATTGTTCAGTGTCCATATATATCCTTTCTAAATACATCCTATACTATCCTTCACCAGCTGTCAAGCGTTGCTTGCTGCTTGAGGCTTGGCGCTTGTAGCTTTTATCATTAGCAGGGCCTACAAAGCGTACTCTTAAGTTTTAGCGATTGCAGTGTGAAGATCACACGAAGCGTAGCTAATAACCTTTATAGGTCCAGCCAATAATAAATCATATAACCCAGCGCGCTCCCCTGGCCGAGGGACCTGAACACGCTGAGCAAAGGCTACTCTATTCCGGAGGTCACTTAGCGCGAAGCATTTGGTGAGCCGGAGTGCTCCTTTTATCATTAGCAGGACCAACCACTATTGCTCGAGTCTTTAATGACATGCAATTGGTCCCACAAATAATGCTAATTTGAGTTTTTTAATTCCGTATATTAGCAAAAGGGAACCTCTCCCTTATAATGCTTGACAATCAATCTGTCAAGTGCTAAAAACTATTTATGCAAAATAATAATCAACCAAAGGAAAACATGACCGAGAAACGATTGACACTAAACACAGAAAAAAGAAAATCTATTGCTGACGTGTTCCAAACACACTTTGAA